ATTCGTTTTATAATAATTACTCAGATTGTCATGACGAAATATTAACCGAAAAAATTCTCTAACCCTTCCACCTCTATCGTGTGGTTAAATCCACACTTACTACAGGTGATGTTTACGTTCTCTTTTAACTTTGGTAAATTCTCAAAAAATTCTTCCAACTTTCTAAATTGTTCTGCATTGAGGCTTTCAACAAACTCTAACATCTCTGATGGTGCCGTTTCATGGCCATAATAGAACTGTTCGCCATCATAAATGTATTCAATACTGTTTGCAATCATACTAAATGTAATGGTATTGATATCATCATACTGTAACGAATCTTTGACCATACCAAACTCTGGATACTTTAGTTTCACCGTAATCTTTGGTGTAATCTGTACCTCTGGATTGGCAGGTTTATCTTGTGTGACTTTAATATCTTGAAGGTTAATATTCTTTTCCATGATATTACCACACTCTTTATCGCCTACAATATTGTTACAACGATACCGAGATTCTACGACCTCACCAACTGATTTGGCTCGTAAATTGATAAAGTAATATTCAATATCAATAATAGGTAACTTATCAATATCAACATTCTCGGTCAATGTGCAGTTGGTCAATATGTCACGGATGTTTTGTTGTACCGTGCTGGTTTCATTTGATTCCAGAGCCATTAACAGATTACGCTGTTCTTTAACCAGAAATGGTCGAAACTTTATTTTCTTTCTTGAAATCGGTAATTCAATTTCATATGACGGTATATCAAGCTTTGGTAATGCCATTTTATTTTCACTCCATTTTAAAATTATCTACGGAAAGTAGACGCTATATCATTAATTAAATTATTTACTCCAGTGCCAGCAGCACCAACGGCATTACCGCCAAGGCCACCAACAATATTGTTTACTGCATTGATACCAGCATCGACAAACTCCATACCAAGAGCCTGTAAAGAGTTATTCTGCCAGTAGGTGTATGCAAAGGTTACATTGAGTTTATGATAACCATCAGACGACCAATCTAAGTCCATTTGATTCATGGAAATAGGATATGCATCATACAGATTTACAGAGTATGATATTTGATTGGTGACATCATATTGATTGACGGTGATAACAGTTGAGTAATCACCTTTGTAACGCATATTGTTATTGTATAGTGGGTTGATATAGTTCAACCATGCATCAAAGAAAACCTTTTGTGTCATGTCATCATCAACAATAAATGTCATGTCGATATCGGTGTATGTGTTGAGATATGGATATTTCTCTACAGGTCCGTATGTCTTTTGTTCTGCGGTTGCAAATGTTCTGCCAGGTAAATTGGCATTTTCGCACCGATAGGTGAGAGATTTTGCTGATTCAATGTATGGTATCAATGTCAAAGGAATAGGAATGTTCACATCAAATTTATGTGGACGAGATAAGTCTTTTTTAAACGTAGCCTTGAATTCGCTGATATTGCCAGCCATTTTATTTCCTTATATTTCTTGTAGTGATTCTTGCCAGACCTTATTTGCGGAAGCTTTCCTAAACTGTTGAATAGGCAGAAACGCTGCCACTTCCCACTCGTTTGGCTGAACGGCAAGTATTTTTGATTGGACATGACCCATCAAATACTTTTTAAAGCATGGTTTAAACTCTTTAAACTGTCTGGAGGCGTTCAAAATTTCATAACTGACACGCATACGCTGTATCTCATTATTTTTATCAAGGACAGCGAAATCCATCAATTTATCCAGAAACGCAATTCGGTATCGGATTGGTAAATAATGTAGATTCAAACCGGTAAAGTGGTCAGATTGAATGTCTAATACCAATACCAAAGGGAATCGGTCATAATATGGCAAGTCTGCCTTAGTTTTCGGATCATAGTAAAAAAAGTATAAACCACCATTATAAAAATGGTTGCCTCTATCTTCACGAGCAATCACCGAAGCAATACCGGTAGGATTACTGAGTTCACCAATCTTTTTCATCATCCAACGATAAGAATCACGGCTCATGGATTGTAACTGAGCCGCTGACTTTTGGCGTGCTAATTGTGTAAGTTTAGATGTAGGCATTTAAGTATTTAGGTCAGTCCTAGATGCTCTTCGGTCAAGACTTTAAACTCCCAACCACGATCCAGAGCAAATTCGGTAGCTGCCTTCCATTTAGATTGATTGATTCCCCATGTGGCCACTTCTTGAATGTATTGTTTGGTCACTCGTTTGCGTGGTTCTGGTGGCACGGATTGTTTCTTTGGTTTGACTTCGAGTATCATGGTTTTTAACTTACCATCTCTGGTACGCATCTTGACCAAGAAATCAGGAAAGTATCGGTGCCATTGTCCGTCAACAGGTGACTTATAGGGTATGATAAGTTCTTCTGAAGCCCACGAGATAATTTCAGGATTCTTATCTAACCAGTTCATGACTTTTGCTTCCCAGCTTGACCGGTAGACAATATTGTTGTGGTCCCCAATGTATTTTTGGGGATTAGAAGGTGTAAATCGTCCAGAATATGCCATAAATATACTTATATCTTTTTATTCAGAGGATTCAATGGCTATCATTTCCATACCAACATCAATCGGTGGTGTATCTATACCAGGTAATATCATCAATGGTCCGTTAGGTGCCTTGTTTGGTAATAAATTTGGCATTAACAGTTATCAATATCCACGAGATTTGGGTTCAGCAACAAAAGGCCACATTGTCCAGTTTTCAATTAATGAGATTCAGCCTATTACTTATGAAGAGGCCAAAACATTTATTAATAAATCAACATCACTTGAAGGTTTGCAAGAACAATTCAATTCAATCAAAAGTTTTTTTGCAGGTGATGCTCAAAAGACTTTAAATTTCAAACCAAAGAAGAAACGTAAAGTTGCAACCATCTCTCTATATATTCCAGATACTTTAAACTTTCAATATAATGCAGGTTATGGTAATTTGAGTTTGCAAGAAGTAGCTAACGAAGCTTCTAATGCAATTAATAGTGCTGTAGGAAATAAACCTATTTTAGGTACTTTGGCAAAAACTGCATCATTAGGTTTATCAGTCGCCCAATCTAATGCAGCCAAATTAGCATTATCAACCCAAGGCCTTGCAATTAATCCACAACAACAATTACTATTTGATGGTATTGATTTTAGAACTTATCAGATGTCATTTACTTTTACACCATATTCTCGTCAAGAAGCAGAATCCGTAAAAGAAATTATTAAATTATTCCGTTATCATGCAGCACCTCAAATAACAACAGCAGCTGCAGGTATGTTTTTTGTACCACCATCTACATTTGATTTAGATTTTTTATTCAACGGTCAACGCAATAATAATGTAACACGAGTGGCAGAAAGTGTTATTGAAAATATTGATGTTAATTATGCACCAAACGGTTGGGCTGCACATGATGATGGCGCACCAGTGCAAACTACACTAACAATAAACTTTAAAGAAATCGAACTCATCGATAAAGATAAAATTCAAGCTGGATACTAATTATGCAATATTTCGATACATTACCTAAAATAATTCAAACTGACAATGTTGGTGTTTCTCGTGTATTCACCAATCTGTTAGCACGAGCTAGTATTATACCCGATGTATTAAAAAACCCTTTAGTGTATTATAAGTATGATATACAAGAAGGTGATACACCAGAAATTGTGGCATACAAATATTATGGTGATTCGTATCGATATTGGATTGTATTGTTTGCCAATGAATTACTTGACCCACAATGGTCGTGGCCAATGGACTCCAATGTGTTTGATGCCTACATGGCAGAAAAGTATCCGTCAGGCAACACAACGACCACGGTATACAGTTATGAAAAGAAACTAACACAGACTGACAATTCGACCAACACAGTTACCATTAATACAATTGATGTGAATGAAACGACATATAACAGCATTATTGAAAATACACAAACTTATACAATTGGTAACAGTTCTGTAACGGTGCAAACCACAAAACGAATCGTTACAATATATGACTATGAATATGAATTGAATGAATCAAAGCGCAAGATAAACATACTAAACTCGGTCTATGTTGACCAGATGGAGCAACAGTTTAAATCATTGATGTCACAATAATATGGAAAACAATCAGACAGTACCTGTTGTTGAATCTCCAGGTGCATATTATCCTCAAGACTATTCGATACAAACTCTCAATCTGCTGACCGCAAGTGGTCAAAGATTTGAGTTAAAGCGTCTATTGGTTGAACTATCATACTATGAGGACATTTATAGCTTTGTTACTTCTGGTTACATTACACTGGTTGATTCACAAGGTTTCTTAGAACTATTTCAACTCAGCGGTAACGAATTCATTGAAATCAATTTTGGTAAAATAAGAACAGGTTCAAACTCAACCGACCAATTGTTTCGTGTATACAAAACTAGTGACCGAAAGCCAAGCGGTAACATGAATAGTGAAGTATATACATTATATTTTTGTTCAGAAGAATTATTATTGTCGGAACAAATCAAAATCAGTAAATCATATTCAGGTAAAAAAATATCAGAGATAATTGAAAATATACTGACCGAAAAATTAAGAGTCAAAACAGGTAATATACAATTGATTGAAGAAACGATTGGTGTATATGATTTTGTAATACCAAGACTAAAACCATTTGAGGCCATCAGTTGGTTATCTACCTATGCAAGACCAAAAGTCACAGGTGTTGTTGGTGCAGATATGTTGTTCTTTGAAACTAAAAATGGTTTTAATTACCGGTCTTTACAGTCCATGTTTAGAGATCCAATTTATGGTACCTATCGGTACCAGGCCAAGAACATTGAAGATTCGGTACAAGACTTTCAGGAGAAAACAATCTCGGTGTTAGACTATGAGTTTGTTAAAACCTATGATGCACTCAAAGATATTAATGCCGGTACATTTGCTAACAAACTCATTTCAATTGACCCATTGGCGAGAACATTTAAAACAACCGAGTTTAATTACAAAGATTATTTTGATAAGAAAAAAACTGCGGCTCTCAATGATAACTCGGTGTTAGTGCCACTACGCAATCGTTTAGGTAAAACACAAAATGAGTCCTATGATTCCCGCATTAAAGTATTGACATCAAATGCTTCACAGAATCAATTACAATATGTTAAAGATATTCCTGGTTCGGTAGCAAAAGACATCGCCATTGAAAATTATATACCATTAAGAACAGCGCAACTTGGTCTGGCCAATTACACAGTAGTTAAGATTACCATACCTGGCGATCCTGGTATCACAGCTGGTCGTACCATTGATTTTAATCTTCTTACATTGAAACCATCAACCAATAAAAAAGAGTTGGATAGATATTATTCGGGAACATATTTGGTGACCGCAGTAAGACATATTATTACATCAGCTGGTGCCTATCAAACTGTATTAGAGATTACAAAAGATAGTTCACCAACAGCATATTCACAGATTAACAATAATAGTCCTGAATTTAGGAAAGTAGTTGATGAATAACTTTTTAGGTAAAGACGGATTTAATTGGTGGTATGGTGTCGTAGAGGACACAAATGACCCATTGAAAACAGGTCGTGTGCGTGTTCGTATTTTTGGTTATCACACCGACAACCTACAAGAGTTGCCTACATCAGGTTTACCGTTGGAACAACCAGCATTATCACCAAGTAATTCAAAAACATTTAGTCCACCACGATTGGGTGACTATGTGATGGGATTCTTCTCTGATGGCGATTCTGCACAGGCACCAGTATTAATGGGTGTGTTTCCTGGTTTTGAAACATCATACGACAAATCAAAAGGTTTCTCACCACAAAGTAATTTAAAACCAGCAACACCACCATCAGGTCAAATACAGTATCAAGTTGGTCAACCAACGTTGGCACCTTTAGCACGAGGTGTGGTAGCAAATACTGCCATTTCACAGGCAAATTCTAATTTGGCTCATGTGTGTGATATACCGGCCGGTATTAAGTTTGAGATTGCAAAGTTGACTATATCAGTAAGTGGATTAATTAATACATTACGCACACAAATTGAAGCCTTGTGGGCCAGTAGCACCGCTTCACCATTTGCAGATGAAATTCGTAATGCAATTAAAACAATTAAAGCCAAAGTGAAACAGATACAGAAATTTATTCGTGATCAATTAGAACCATTAGAAGATATACAAGCATTTATACAATCGTTACGAGATTTAATTGAATACATTGCTACACTACCAGCACGTATTGCAGCTTTTCTCCGTGATTGTCTAAGTAATGCTACACAAGGCATATCTGAAGCAATTAATGTTGGTAAAGATATCGCTAAAGAAATAGAAGGTATACGACAAGACCAGTTAGCGGTAGCAGAAGATGCACAATCAATAATTGAAAATGAACCTGTACCATCAATTGCGAATAATTTTGAGAGACCGTAATGACGATATACGCATGGACTGAACCCGAATCAGCAGCCAATACCGATTATCAGCCGATATATCCGTATAATACGATTCAACAAACTGAAGCTGGTCATTCTTTTGAAATGGATGACACACCAACTCGTGAACGGGTGAGGTTACAACACCGTTCTGGTTCTTTTATTGAAATGCATCCAAATGGTGATGAGGTACACAAGATTATTGGTAAAGGTTATGAAATTATTGCCTCTGATAAAAATGTATTAATTAAGGGTATTTGTAATATAACAATTGAAGGTGACTCGGTGCTAAATGTAAAAGGTGATGCATATACACAGATTGATGGTGATGCCTATGAGAATATCAAGGGTAGCGTCAAACAAGTGGTACAAGGTGATTCTCGTTTGATTGTCAATGGTGATATTGATATTGATTCGTCTGGTGACATCAATCTAGGTGCCTCGACAGTC